GTATAGAATTTAATTCTATACACTTGTTTCTGCGGCCGAAAGGCGCACCTGCCAGCTTTTAGCTGGCATTACGGGGATTCACATCCCCTTTTCAAATATTATCTAAACAGACTAGACGGGCTCAATAACTATAGGGCCCTAGAGGTACCAGGAAGATTTTTGATGCAGCGAGAACACTTGTTGACAATTTTATTTGAGATAAAAATGTGGCGTTAGATACGCGCTAAGTTCAACCCCTTTTGTATATTTTAAACAACAAAAAGAAATAAAAATAGAATAAACAGAAAATAAAAATAAAAATGAAAATGTCTTTAACCCATTGTGGGGTTATATATGTATATCTGTTTTATGTATAATAAAATAAAAAAGGAAATAAACAAAGTATTTGATTCACTGTGGAATCAGGAACCTTTTATTGATTTATTGCAGGAATAGTTTTTACTGCTTAAAGTGAATGCATAACATCGCAAACGCCTCTCCGCTCCTATATGGACGACGCGAATCGTTAAGATGGAATAAGTTACAGTCTCAGTTGAGATCGAGGACTATTCATGCACATGAGTAAGACTGCTCTAAAAATTGATAGAATACAGAACATGTAAGAGGCAAGTTCTAGGCTCCCAACCAAATTTGGGATATCCTTGACCGGGAGAAATAAAACGTCATTTCAAAAGCCAGAGTACAATTATAAGAATGAACAAGATTTACGATAATGATATGATTGAAGATGCGGCAAGCAATAAGACCGCCAATGTTTCCTTCTCAACTCGTTGCAAAGCAATTTTGAGTAAGAAGAAGAAGAACCGCGTTGCTATTAGTGAAGCGGCATCTTATGTCACTGCTATGAACATGCACCATAAAAAATTCGTTCGTGAAAATGAATGTGTTATTGTGGCTAGCAATTATTTTGGAAGCACTGTCAAATATACACCAGAAAGTATGATAGTGCAGAGATACCATAAAGGTAGATATTTTGTTGATCAAGATCCAATTACGGATTTTAATCAATACGTTGGAAATGGAGTTTTAACTTCGTACTCTGTCACAATTGAGCGTATGCTCATGAGTTCATCACCATCAGGTTGGCAGCTTCAAGCTGCTTTTTATGATGATGAACGCACCAATGATGTGTTTATACACTTCATTAAAAAACACCTTAGTGTTTTGGGTGCCTCCACAGATGCTGTGGAATGTATCCATTGGTTGAGTGATCAACTTGACCATATTTGCCAATTGGCATATTGGTACAAAAAGTGCCACAGTGGTGAAGATTTTTATCGCTTAACCACTTTAGGTTATCGTTTATTCACTAAACGCATGGCCGCCCGTGATATTATTTATAAGATCATGGGATTAAGTGAGCAGGTCCAAGGGGATCGATTCACTGAATTTTTAACCCTTCTTAGGGAGGGTTTTGACGTTGTTAGTACAACAACTAACAGCGAGATGTTTCAGAAAGTATCGAATTTATATACTTTTCTGTTGGTTCAGGGCTTCCTGACCAAATTTGGAATCACGTTGAATGAACGTGATTATACTCGTATAGAGTTGAAGGCTATGGAGTGTAAAACTTCGCGCACACAGATGTGGATGTCAGTTATTGAAACCACTTTATTCATTTGTGAGCGTATAAATGATTATCGTCTCACAGGAGATGTTTCAAGGTTTCTTCATTCGCCTGACGAGTACAGTGCATGGGTATCAGAAGTTGATAGAGTTGTGGCATTAGCCCCTTTTTCAGCAAATTTGAAACCACATGGTACTACATATTTCACTTATGTCTCAGATATAAATAATTTATATGAACAAGGTGAAGCTTATGTTAAGTATACGAAGGCCAGGAGTGGTGGTGATAGCGCGCTTTTGCAGCGCAAATTAGCTTCCATTCGCCTTTTAAAAAACACTGAAATTACTCGTCGCGCTTCACAAAAGGAGCGCACTTCGCCTTTTGGTGTATTGGTGCATGGCACCTCAAGTGTTGCAAAGTCAACATTCACAAAGATGCTCTACTATTATTATGGTAGATTGCATGGTTTGGATTGTGATGATCATTACAGATATGTTCGCAATCCAGCTGATGAATACTGGAGTAATTTTGATTCCAGTAAATGGTGCATCCAAATGGATGATATCGCTTTTTTGTTACCACAAAAAGCGAGCGATGCAGACCCTACTCTTATGGAGATGCTAAATGTTGTTAATAATGTTCCTTATGTGCCGCCACAAGCAGCGCTTGAGGATAAAGGGAAAACACCAGTATTAGCAAAACTCGTGGTTGCCACCACGAATGCATCGGATTTAAATGCTCATGAGTATTTTTGGTGTCCGTTGGCCATTCGCCGACGTTTACCGTTTGTGGTTCATGTGGAACCAAAGAAGAAATATATTCATGAAAATGGGCGCTTCATTAACCCATCATCACTTCCAGCGATTGATGGTGCTTTCCCAGATTTTTGGCGTATAACTGTTCAAAGAGTTAAGCCATATTTTGATGGGCAGCGTGATTTAGCAGTTTTAGAAACTGTTAAGAAATTTGATAATTCGAGTGAATTTTTAAAATTTTTTGGTGAAGCGAGTCGCGCGCATGAGGAGACACAGGCAAAAAGTATGAGTTGTGATGTTGGAATGTCACAATTGCAAGTGTGTCCTTTGTGTTTACTTGTGTCTTCACAATGTGCATGTTCTGTGCAAGCTGAGCACGCACAAACATGGCATGATATTTTCATGAATTATATTTATGAATCATGCATAAGTGTATGTATGTGGTTTTTGACAATGAAATATGTGTTATCAATTAATATGTACATAGCACGTTACCGGCTTTTTAGGAAAGCTTTGGTACAACATGTGTGGAGATATTATCCACAGGACATTCAGGCCAAACTTTTGGGCCATATGAATGACTTGAGGGTGGAGAACCACAAATGGCGAGCATTTCTTGTTTGCCTCGGTTTAATAGCTGGGGCTGCTACTCTTTATTATAATACTTTCGGTAAGAAGAAAGATGATGAAGAGAAAATAGAGCAGGAATTGCAGGGGAATATTCACGGTACCACTGAATTTGACCTTCCAAAAGAAGAGGGTCAGAATGTGTGGTATAATCCAACAATTGAACTCACTAAATTTGATGTACCAGTTGCGTCACAAAGTTTGGTGGGTATTGATGTTGTTCGAGCACGTGAATTATTTGGTAGGAATTGTGTAAGATTAGAAATCAAAAATGTTAACACTGGAAAGTGTTTAGGCATTGGTGCAGTGTTCATACGTGGACATTTTTGCTTGGTTAATAATCATGCGTTTCCTGATCAAGACACAGATTATGAAATTACCATTATTCAATCCACTATTTCACAGGGATTAACTAATAATATGGTAGTTCATATTAAATCGCGCGACATTGTGCGAATTATAGACAAAGATTTGTGTCTTTTGGAAGTACGTTCACTTCCACCTTTTAAAGACATTACGAAGTTTTGGAATGAGGATTTTATTCACATTACCAAAGCATTTGTAGTGCGTCGTCTTGCAACAGGAGATTGCGAGACACAAGACGTTTATAACGTCTCAAAGAGTGCGAATTTTCCAATTGAAGCACTAAATATTGCACCTGGAGTTTATATCGGTCACGGACCGCGTGAAACTCGAGCTGGGGATTGTGGTGGTTTGGCAATTGCTGATACACCAAGAGGTCCAGTTTTATTGGGTATACATACTCTTGGGTATGGTTCGCAATGTGGATTCCTGTATGTATCAAAGAGTGATATAGAGGAATTAATCACCATGCAGAAACGGCTGACAGGTTTAGTCGTTGAAGTTCAAGGTGGTGGTGAGCCGATGTTGGAATGTGGACTTCATTCGAAAGTTTTGACTGTTCCACATCACAAGAGTATAGTGCGATATCTTGAGAAAGGGGTCGCCAATGTGTACGGTTCATTTGCAGGTTTTAGACCAAAACCTAAGAGCAGAGTCTGTAACACTCCTCTTGCGAATTCAATGTGCAAGCATTTCAATTATGAGATCAAATATGGTCCTCCAGTTATGGCTGGTTGGGAACCTTGGCGAAAGAATGTAGTCGAAATGATCAAGCCAAACGTGACTCATGATAGGCTGATTTTGCAACATTGTGTAAAAGAATATACGAAAGATATTCTTAAAGGCTTACCGGAGGGTTGGGAAGAGGAATTGATATTCCTTTCACATCGTGCCAGTGTTAATGGTCTACCGGGTGTGAAATTTGTGGATCGTATTAATACGAGCACATCTATGGGTTTTCCCTGGTCATGTACCAAGAAGAAATTCTTGGTATCTAGCCCAGATGAATTTTATCCTGAGGGAGTAGATTTTACACCTGAAGTATGGGTACGCGTTGAGCGAATTGAACAACGATACGCTGAAGGATTGCGGGCTTTTCCCATTTATGTGGGTCATCTTAAAGATGGTCCTTTGCCGTTTACTAAGATAGCGGACAAGAAAACGCGTCTTTTTACAGGCGCACCTGCTGATTGGAGTGTAGTTGTACGCTCCAAATTATTGACGTTTGTACGGCTTTTGCAGAAAAATAAGTTTGTTTTTGAAGCTGGGCCAGGTACAACATGTCAATCTGCAGAATGGGGCAAGATTTACGATTATCTCGTAGTTTTCGGCACTGATAGAATCATTGCCGGGGATTATGGGAAATTTGATAAACGAATGACTGCTGATTTCATTCTTGCAGCATTCCAAATCATTGCTAACATTTTTGAAGCTGCTGGTTTTACACCAGAAGAAGTGAGAATGATTATGTGCATTGGTGAGGATGTAGCTTTTCCAATTGTGAGCCTTAATGGTGATCTTTTGGAATTTTTTGGCACGAACCCTTCAGGTCATCCATTGACTGTTATCATTAATTCTATCGTTAACAGTTTGTATATGAGATATTGTTACACAGTATTGAATCCAGAACGTACATGTTCATCTTTTAAGAAGAACGTGCACCTGTTTACATATGGTGATGATAATATTATGGGTGTTTCAAAGCGTACGCCATGGTTTAACCATACTAATGTACAAGATATTCTTGCGAACATTGGAGTGGAATATACTATGGCTGACAAGGAATCTGAGTCAGTACCTTTTATAAGTATTGATCAAACTCAGTTTTTAAAACGCAAATGGAGATATGATGAAGATGTTGGTGCTTGGCTCTGTCCTTTAGAGGAAGAGTCAATCCATAAGTCACTCACTACGTGGGTGCCATCAAAGTCGATTGATATGTATGCTCAAATGGTAGCTGTCATTTCAAGCGCAAATTCCGAATATTTCTTTTATGGGAAAGAAATTTTCGAACACCATCATGCATTTTTTAAGGAGATTCTTAAACAAGAACCCTATGATAAGTATGTGATGGAGTCAACTCTCCCAGGGTGGGACGACCTCGTCATGAGGTTTTGGAGAGCGTCAGAACACGCGTCCCCTAATTCGAAGAAGTCTTGGCCGGCTACTTTGGATGAAAAAGAATTGGTCACAAAAGAATAATAATGTTGAAGAAAAAAGTGTTGAGGTGGTCACCGGAAG